ATCATCATCTTCATCCTCGTAGTCCTCATCATCATCCTCGTCTGCCTCGCTTGACTGACTGTTTGTACCTCTGGTAGCAGCCATCAAGTCTTTGTACTCTTGCGAGTTTGCAAAAGCGTCATCCATGCTCGCTAATGCCTCAATTTGCCGAATCTGATCCTCCATCTCAGGGGTGATTTCACCCCCTGTGGCTTGTCCATCATCAACAAATCCTTCCGAATTGTCAATCATACGTATTTATTTTGCTTCAAATTTAACATATTTTTTAATATACTACTCTTGAGGTGGCATTTTTTCTTGTAAATCTACAGATAATTTAGCCGCTTCTCTTTCACTTTTAGCTCCTTCTTTCAATGCTATCTTCTCCATTTCCTGCTGATGAGCCATCTGTTGTTGTCCAACTTGCTGCTGTTGAGCTGCTTGTTGTTGCTGCATCATTTGATCCTGCATATTAGCAGATTGCTGTAAGCCTTGCTCAATACCTTTTTGCTGAGCATCAACAGCCATGTTCTGAGCTTGCATTTTTAATCTGTTATAATTTCTCAACTCTCTAGCGATAATGTCTGGGCTAGCTCTATTGAATAGATTAGAGAAGATTACTTGGTCTATTAAACCAGCTTGTAGTAAAGTAAATAGTAATTGATTACCTGCATTTACTCCAGCCTCAGCAGATTCAGAACGCTTGATAAATATTCTGTAGTCCTGTAACAAATGACCTTCTGTAAGTGTTATATTCTGTAAGCCCTTATCTCCTACCATCATAGCAAGTTTACGAGGATTATCATAATAAACAGCTTTACCTACTGTAGCCATGTGTTCGTATGCTTGCTTTAAGATAGATGTTAAGGCCCAATAGAAAGGTTCTTGTACTAATGAACCTCTTTGTATTTGAGCTTCTACTACACCTACTAACATATCTCCACCACCTTGAGTACCTGTCATAGCCTCGTTCACTCCTGTAACATCTTGAATAGACTGTTGGATAACGCTAACAGCCTGGAACATCTGTAGTGTACCTTGACCTATGTTTGTACCATAAGTGCTAATAGCATTCTGTACTGAACCTACTCTATCCGTATCTACGAAGATTGGCTTAGATGCGTTAATATTTCTTACTACGTCTGCTTCTCCATCTCTGTCATCTACAGCAGATTTAGATATAACAGTACCTGTACCCCTCATGTTTGACATTTGAGACTCTACTACAGACAATGTTCTGTTTAAGAATCTTTGTGGGTCTATAACATCATCAAGAGGCGTAAGTACCTCTCCACGATCATATACCCATGTGTAACACTTATAAGGCATTTTAACATTAGATGGGTCATATAAATTCTTTTCTTGATAAGGCAATATACCATGCTCTAATAGAATATCTCCATCAGCACTACCTAACTCCTCAGCAGGAATCATTATAGCGTAACGAAGGACATCTACGTATATGGTATGCTTTTTCTTCTTTCCTAATTCTTCTTTATGCTTCTCTGTTTGTGGCTCAATTAAATCTTTATCTGTGTAGTTAGATTCTGGATCGTTAATCATTACGTATTGAGGATAACCAAAATCATCCATTACCCATCCATATTCTTTTCTTTCTACATCTTTCCAATATACTTCATATACAGGAATCTTTCCACCTGGCTGCATATAGATACCATTAACAATCTTATGCATGATGTTAGAACGATTATTCTTACCATACTCCTCAATAAGTAATCTCTCCTCTTGAGTTAAGTGTTCGTATGTCTCGTATATACTTGAAGCATCTAAATAATACCACTCTCCCATGTGTTCAGCATCTGATAAGTCTGGCTTAGTAGCTGACATATCCCACATAAAGAATAATGGATTAACAGATTTAGCCATGTAGTTATCATTCTGCTCATATCCTTTGTAGATACCTAAACCACAAATAGCAAGGTTACGAGTAATCTGTACTTTTAATTCATCAATATTAACCTCTGTAGCGATGTATTCGATGAGGTTGTTGATGTCTTGTTCATATTCCTCTACGAAAGTGTTGTAGAACAGCTCTTCTGTCGTTACAGCATCATCTGTGATAGGAGCATTCTCTTGTATAATATCTTTAAAGAATGGAAAATCATCTGCTATCTTCTGTAATACACGTAATTTCTTAATCTCTTCTTCTCTTTTGTTTATCACAAAATCAGAGATACATGTAGCTTTAGCATCGAATCCTAAACGAATAGCGTTACCAATGTATTGTTGTACCATTGGCTTTATAACGTTCTTGGTCCACTTCAATCTGTTTCTGATGTCTCCAGACTCATCTAAGAAGAAAGCTTCTACATCCTCGTCAAATATCCATTGGCCATCTTGACCTCTAAAGAAAGACCAGTTAACAATACATTTGTTTATGAATTGTCTATAAAGGAAATTACTCATTGAAGATAATACATACTTAGCATAGTCTCTGTGATATGTTTTATCTTTTACTCTGGTAAGCTTATTTGGTCTTACTCTATTTTGGCTGAACATGTAACTCATCGTAGTACATCATTTATTTTAACAAGGATCTCTTTCTTCGTCTTTCTATCTTTAATCTTAACTCCATAAGAAGTCTCTAATCGTTTAACCATATCTGGTAGCTCTTCATGTATCTTAACTAGTAAGTCAGTATATTTCTTCTTCTCATCTACTTCCATTGTAGCTAATTCATTAGAACCTACTACAACCATTTCATTAAGAGTTTCAAACATATACTCACTTAACAACTTTGCTCTAAGTCTATACTCTGGATTAAACTCTTCCATCTTCTTTATAGCTTCTTTAATCTCTACAGGTATATCTCCATCTACTAAAGCCTTTAATTGTTTCTGTTGGATATAACTCTTTCCATAAACAATCTCTAATGCTCTATTCAATCTCTCTCTCTTATCGCTCAACTTGTATAAAGGACTTGTTCTGTTTCCTAATAACCAGCAGAGTCTTACTTCTTTTGCTTTAAGGTTTTTAAACTCATCTATCTGAGCTAGTTCTGGATATTCTATTCTTAAATCATCTCCAGACTCTAAACCAAAAAGTATAATTTCAGCTTCTTTTTGTGCCATACATTTAATAAAAAAGGGTAGAGAAATTAATCCCTACCCCACAAAGATAATAATTTTTCAATTATACAGCTGGACAACCTAAATAATCCGCTACAGGAGTGTAAGAACCATCCAATACAGAAGTTAATTTAGTAACTGTTGCACCAGTTCCACCATTTGTGCTATTCAAGTAAACTAAAGAAGTAGCATTTCTGATTACACCTAGTCCAGATACAGCATTGTGACGAATCACGCTTCTGTGTAGGATAATGTATCTGTTGTAAGTTCCAGAAACAATAGTAGAATTAGGAATATAACGTAAAATCTCAGTAGTAGTTCCAACTGGAGCAACCCATGCAGTAAAGTCAGTAATCATAGCAGGAGTAATTCCTGGTACGCTAGTCTCAACAAACAATGGACCCGCTAAAGCAGAATCAGCAGTAATAACCAACTGACCAGCACCTGCATCAACAGCTGAAAAATAAGCTAAAGGATCAGAGTTAATTCTAGCTAAGAAAGCATCTAATAATTCTTGAAAAGTTGGAGTTCCATCCACAGAAACTGTGTAAGTTCTTGGAATGTAAACCGCTTTAGTCTCTTGACCTCCTCCGAAGAAGTTTTGAACGTAAGGAGCAGAAATAGTCAAACTGTAAATACTATTAGCTACTAAAGTAGCAGCACTTAAATCCACCTGCTTTACGTTAGCAGTACCTGCTGTGTAAGCATTGTAACGAAAACCTAACAAATCAGATGCTTTAAGAACTATCGCATTAGCTCCAGACTCATCTTTAATTGTTAATACTCCGTTGTCTAGCACTACGTCAGCAGCAGCTACAGGGGTGTTCAAAACTGATATTCCATCAAGCTCTTGAACCCTTGGTAATTTGTAATTAAAATTCATTTTTAAAAAATTTAGTCACCGATATTTCTATCTGTGTAGTTAATAATAAAACTTAACACTGTGTTAAATCCTGACAAAGATATAAAAAATTTTTAAAGTTGATTTTTTGGAAACAAAGATTAAGATTAAATTATAATTTATTATGATTTAATTTTATTTTTTGTTTATTTTTTTTTCTCTTTTTTTTCTTTTTAGATTATGTATAGAGTATATATATAATATATATACGAATATATATAATCGTTTTTCTTTTTTGATTAATTCTTTTTTTGGTTCTTTTTTTCTTATTAAACTTTTTTCTTTGTTTTTCTTTTTTTTCTCTTTTAAGTTTTAAATCTAAAAAAGTGTTAAAATATTTTTTGGTTAGAAATTGTTTTATAACTTTGCTTCATTCAATTACGGTTTTTAACTGTTTCCGTAAAGTGAGTTTTTCATTATTTTTGGAAAAGAGAGTGAAGGTTAGTAGCTCTCTTTTTTTGACTAGAGTTCTTTGATTTTAAATATTGTTCCCGAAGTACAAGGGATCGTAGCTCAGCGAGCGGTTATAACGTGTAGGGTTTCTTGCAGGCCGCACCAGTCGCTCCTGGATCGTATGTCAGGCGAAGTTGGCAACTCTTACGGGTCAAGAGAAAAGTTGCATTTTTGAGTTTAAAAACGCTGATGGAAACATTGAAGAGTGTAATGCTAGCAGCTCAGCAGGTTAAGCGTGTCCTGATGGCCAAGTAGCTTAGTGGTAAAGCCCGACCTTTTAAGTCGGAGAACACAGAGTTCGATTCTCTGTCTTGGAGCAAAAAATTTTATATGTATCAATTAGTAACTGAGCTTAACAAGTTCAACAACGTGGTTTTTAATGAAGAGGACCATTCGTATTACCTTAACTTTAAAAGATGTATATCTACAACAGAACTTATAGGCCGATATAAGAAAAAGTTTGAAACGGATATAATGTCTAGCCTAGTAGCTAAACGTGATGGTAGAACTAAAGATGATGTTATAGCTGAATGGGATGAGAAAAGGATAACATCTCAAGTGAGAGGTACAGAGCTTCATAAATGTGCTGAGCTAATGTTTCAAAGTAAAGGATATAAACCAGATTCTATTGTAACAAATAAGCTATACAAAATGTTACAGCAGTTTCATGCTCAGTACAAGGATATATTAGCTTTAGTAAGAGCAGAGCTTGTCGTAGGAGATGATACCTGGGGTGTATGCGGAATGCTTGACAAACTGTTTTATAATACTATTGAGGATGAACTTCAGATATGGGATTACAAAACAAATAAGGAGATTAAGACCACAAGTAAGTATAAAATGATTAACGGATTGAATCATCTTCAAGAGTGTGAATTTAACACTTACTCATTACAATTGAGTATCTACAAAAAAATAATTGAGAAAAACACCAATTTAAAAATTGGAAAATCATATCTTTGCTGGATTAACGAAGAGAATGATTCTTATGAGATAATAGAAACTAAGTTTTTAGATGCTGAATCTTCTCTAATATTAAATAGTAGAGTAGATGAGTACAACTTCAGCTTATTCGAGTAATAAACTCAGTCAAGTAATAAAAAACGAGACACCACACTTTATAACAAAGTCATTTGTTAAGCCTAGATTTGATTACGATAGACATAAGACAGAATATCATATCTATTGGTACAACTCAAAGAATCCAATGTTTAAAGATACTCCTAGGTATAAATATTTATCTTATAAAATAATGAATAAGAGAGAGAAGAAATATTTTGAGGATATACTAGAGCAATATACTGAGGTAGCTAATAACAAGTATGGTAAAGTTTGGGAAAATAAAAAACTAGGGTTCGATAAAACCCTAGTTAAGAATAATCAAATAAGATTAGATATTTAGTTACTCAGCTTCTAACGCTTCAACTTTTGCTGTAAGCTCTTGAATTGCTTTAACTAATATAGGAATCAATTTACCATAAGAAGCTTCTAGTTTCTCTGGATTCTCTTCGTAAACTAATTTTAATGTTTCAGCTAATTCAGCATCCTCTTGAGACTTTTTCAAATCTTGAGCGATAAACCCAAAATCTTTAATATCTCTTTTATCTTCATTGTCTCTATCGTTCCAAACAAAAGAAACTGGCTTTAATCCTTTTACGAAATTAAGACCTACAGGTAGTTCTTCAACTTCTTTTTTGTCTCTAGCATCAGAAAGAGAGGTAATTGATGTTACATTACAACGAAGTACTGTATGTGAAGTATTTCCTAAGGTTATAGAGTTTGATGTGGTCGGTGTGGATGCTTGAGCATTATGTCCGATAATAATGTTGTTTCCTCCAGTTGTCAAGTTTGAGCCAGAAAAAACACCGATAGCTTGATTGTTTATTCCTGTAGCTCCATCTGCATTTAATAATGATCTCCATCCTATGGCTATGTTACTTCCAGATGATACTCCATTTTTTAAAGATTCTGGACCTATAGCTACAGCAGGACCATTTGTATTAAATCCGCAGCTACTCATAGATTCATTACCAATAGAAACACTACCTGTAATTGAGGAACTACTAGTAATTCCAGATCCTATTTTTACATGTCCAGCTGCGGTTTCATACTTAAATACAGTATCTCCAATTGAATTGATAATTTGAACATTATCATTATCTCCTACTAGATTAGGGCCTGCATAATCTAAAGGCGCTATTACATTTACATCTAATTGACTCATCTTATTTTATTTTTAATTAATTACACAATTGTTAAAGTTGTTCCAACAGGAATAGTCAATGTTGAACCTGCACACATTGACAAAGGACCTGTAAATTCAAAGTTAGCGTTATTTGGTAAAGTAATATCATCTCCGATACAACCTACTACTCTAAAGCCATTAGCCCATATAGAAGCACCAAGAACTTGTTGATTACCATTACCTGAGTTAGACTCATTTATTAAATATTGTAAATCCTCTACAATATTAGTCTCCATAAAGTTTTGCTTATTGCCAAACTGTCGGATGTAAGATTTTTGAATATACGGCATCTTATTTTTTTTTTACAAATATACTATAAATTTTAATCTAATATTTTTAATACCTTTCCTGTTGATTTATCAACTCTTGCTTTCTTCATTCTATAATTCGTCTCTTTATTCTGAATATAACGTATTTCTACATTAGCTACTCCACCTTCAGTTTTTACATTCTCTGGCTCATACCTAGCGTGAGCTATACTATTGATATAAGCAAATGTTATAGCGAAGATGCTGTCATCATAATCATACCTAGGGTCAGCTGCCTGATACCTTGTCTGTCTATGACTATTCTGACTCTTTAAATCTTTCTCTACAAACGTCTTTAGCTGCTCCCAGAACCATGGTATATCAATATTGTACATATACGCCTCTAAAAGCTCCTCTAACTTAGCTATAATACGTGGTGCTGTGTTAGCCTTATTCGATATACCAAACCATTTACCTCCATGCATCTGAAAATACTCTGGCAACTGTGCGTTAGCAGTAAACTTACTCTTAAATCCATGTATTTCCTGGAAATCCACATGCATATCTCCGATGTTATTCTCCACAAGCTCCTTAACACCACCTCTTGCTATCTGATCGTAGTATAAACTCTGTAATAACACCTGTAGATACGTCTGTTTGAACTTTCTATCCCTATGGAATACCACAGATGACACAGAGTTAGTAAGCGAATCCCATATAGCACTACACATCATGGAGTGTCCTGTCTCTGAGTTGATGGGGTCAGTACCTTGATACCACCTATTCTTCCATTTCTCCCCTGGCTCTGGATGATGAATCACTACAGCTGAGGTAGATACATCTTCCCTAGACCCTGTAGACACCCATTTAGCTCCTACAATCTTATATTCAGTAATCAAATCTGGCGTAGGGCGTGTCATATCCATTATAGGCTCAAAATAACCATAGTCTAGTGGTTTATCATGTCCATAAATCTCATTTAAACGCTGATTACAGGTATGAATAGGTACTAAAGTACGTGATTTACGTAAGAACATGTCATCAATAGTGATAGGATAATGCTGATGGAACTGAACCTTAGCAATCTCCCCTTTCTTCGTTCCTTCTAGTGCCAAATAAGCCTTTCTCTCATTATTAATGTGAGCATCATTAACACCTCGCCTTGCGTAAGCATTAAAGAATAGAGGTATAATACCATATTCATAGTTTTTCTCTTTCCATTGTTTTAGACACATCTTAAATTCAGACTCGAATACAGAACCCCCTCTATCCATCTCTCCACCTGTACCCCATGCTAGGAACTGTTGCTGCATAGTCATCTTACCAGAGTCTGGGTTATACTTAAATAAGGCAGGCCTACCCTCACGCATCATCTCACCAAATATCTCAAATAAACCAATCTCATCAATGAATACAGCTGATGGAGAACCACCATTGATAGCATCTACAGCTGGAGTATCTACCTGGAAACGTGATGCACCACCATCTTCTCTACCTTTCTTGTCTCCTTTCTTATCGAATGACATCACCTGGTCAGTCCAGTTCTTAACCTCTTGAGCTATTACATCAGGTAGTTTAGTGTATGTCCACTTAACCTTATCCCTAAATATCTCCACACCCTTATCTTTAGAGTGAGTAACAAACTTAATGAAGTATGATTTATTGAAGTTTACACGTTTCATTCCTGCTAGACACATGGTAGTAGTAAAACCAATCTGTCGGGCCTTACCAATCATAAGAGAATAACCACAGTCGAATAAGAATAGTAATACTTTCTGAGCATCCCAGGCTTGATATGAAAGCATACCATTCTCAGCCCTATCTTCTTTGATATATCCGTACTTATTACAGAAGTATAAGGTGTTATCCTTACATCGTTGTATCTCTCGTAGAAGCCACTCTATCTGGTCATCTTCTGTGTCGTAATCTAGTATGTCGGAATAATCTTGAAGCCATAGGTCTGCTTGCCTACAGTAGATTTCAAATGGCTCGTGATAAATCTTATTCTGCCATCCGCTATTAATTGAATCTATCCAATTAACAAATGATTGTGGATAATCAAATTCAGCATGTGAAGGTTTCCATTCTTCTGTGCGAATTTCGAGTACCTCTTTATTTCTTTTACTCATGTCGCAAATTTAGTAAATATTTGCGACAAAAGAAAAGCCCACATTCTTTAGTGGGCTTAGACTTATGACTATCTCATCATAAGGGGGCGTATTAATATCCCTTATCTCTTGTAGTAGCTTCAGATTGCTTAGCGGCTATGTCATCAGAAGTGTAGTAACCTGTATCAGATTTCTTCTTATTCTTCTTCATCCACTTAACCTTCTCGTAAGCCTTCTGAACTAACTTAGGATCTATGCCTGACGTTTTGTTAAGCATTAGTTTATTTTTGTGTCTTTTATTTTTCTTGATACAATATTCCCAGCTTGATTGTATCTCTCTTTCTCTACACGTTTTCCTCCTCCAGGCATGCTATAAACTTCTTTTACTTTTTTACCTCCTCTAGATTCAATACGTTTTCCTTGAACTTCTTTACCATCAAATTCTTTTGAAACGCTAGATACATTTCTACCGTATGATTTAGCTTTCTCAACAGCAGCATTTAATTTAGAAGGAAGATCTTTTCCTGGCACTTGAGACATAGGTTTAGTAGCCATTGTCTTAGGGCGGTCTTTATAATCTTGACTTTTTTTCATACCAAATCTAGCAGCTTCATCATTAGTAGCAGGCCTAGTAACTTTTGTTAATTTGTTTTGCAATTTAACTTGTCTCATGATTTTTTCTTTTTAAATTTAGACATAAACTTTTCTTTTTTTTTCTTCTTTCTTAGACTCACCTTTCTCGTGTTTCATTTTGTCTTTTTTAGAAGAGTACTTTTCTTCAGCTTCAGATCCCATGTATTCTGACATCATAGCTTTTTTAAGTGCATTTCTTTTCATTAGATTAATTAATTCTGTTAAACTTTGTTTTTTGCTTTAAAGTCTGTTTACCGCTTTTTATTTCTTTTTCAATTCCACCTGGAGATGTAACTCTTTTTATTTCTTTAGCTCTTTCTTCTTTATAGGCTGGGCTGTAAACAGTTCTATCACTTGCGGTAGGACGTTCATATTTACTTGGATTATAACTATATCCTACAAAATCTTTTTTACCAAAATCTTTGTTTCCATAATTAGCGTCTGATTTTTGTCTTTTGTATTCTTTATTCCATAAAGCTTGTTTTTTATTTCTTTCATCTACAGCAGCTTGAATAGGGGCAGGTTTTTTTGTTTTAGTAGATGCAGGTCCATCATTAGATGGCTTAGAGCTATTAGCTTTGCTTAAAGCATTACCAATAAGTTTTTTTAAATTTGCCATTGTATTTATTTTTAATTAGTCGCAGTATTTTTTATCTTTAGTATTCTTGTACATTAATTTGAAAGCTACCTTTGATGTAGGAGCTTCATCTTTCAACGTAGGAGCAGCAGCAGGTCTCCCCTCTACTCTTCCTTTGTCAACGTAGCTTCCATTCTTTTTCGGATTAGATGCCCAATATTTCTCTTTCATAATCAATTTTTTGTCAAAGATATAAAAATATTTTAAATGAAATTATCTACCAAATGTGAAAAAGTTTACAGCTACATCATACGCCTGGTGTAACAGTTGTATATGATGTTCCTCCTTATCCTTATCGTCAAACACAATTCTAACAGTAACCTGCTTCTTCACGAATAGGAACATCTCTACTACGCCACACATCTCTTCTATCTGAGCATTTATTCTCATAGCGGAAATTTATGACTGTCAACTTGTTTAAGTACTTTTTTATCTCCATCTACTTTTATATGCTTATAGTCAATGGTAAGTATTCTACCTCCTACAGGTTTAGGTGGCGCACCTCTCTCCACATGCCACCCCTTACTACCATCCTGATACTCTTCCTTATATGTTCCAGTAAGCATAAGGTGAATATCCTTCAATA